TATTGCAAAAATTGATGTAATTAATACTTTTTAATTTATAACATAATACGATACGATGGAACTTGTTAGATTAACAGCGAAGAACGCACATGAATATATTGGATATAACATACTATTTAGAACAAGGGGTATTCAGATAGTAAAAAAAATACTTGGTGTAAGTAATACTTGTGTTAAAATTGACCACTCTGATTTACATAATCATCTACAAGTAATATCACGAAAGGTATTTGTAATAGTAAATCGACATGGTGTATAAAAAACAAAAATAAAGAGTGTGTTGAAACATCATAATATACACATTTGAACATTTACACCGATGAATATTTAAAGTGGCACGCTTTGCATGCCATCTAATTCATTTATCGGTAACGTTGCCATTGGATTTAACACGAGAATCATTTAGGGTCTTCCCAAGTATTTTTTACTGTCTTTATGCTATTTTTAATTAATTCCAAATAAAATTCGATTTCGGATGGATTATCGCTATTTTTAATTAATTCCAAATAAAATTCGGTTTCGGCAGGATTATCACTATTATCTATATCCTCCTGACTAATGTTTTTAATTTCTTCTGAATAAAGGTCAATATTAGAGTCATTATTAACATTCTTATCACATAGGCTTTTATAATATTCTAAATCTTCTTCCGAAATTTCAACTTCACTCTCGACGCATACACGACTTTCATTCACAGGATTACTCATGATATAATTATTACTAATATTTTGTATATGTAAAAAAGATATCAATTTTATATTCAATGGTGGAAAAAGTTAGACCATCGTAGATTTTTGTCCCATTTTAAATCTTCAAAGGTGTATACAGTTATACAGTTATACAGTTATACAGTTATACAGTTATACAATTATACAGTTATACAGTTATACAGTTATACAGTTATACAGTTATATATAGCATAATATCTCTCCATACGTTTTTAAATACGGATATGTGCTGCTTTATAAACATGTCGTTTTTCCATCTATCTGGTATCAAATAATCTATATGTAGCCCTAACCGAAATATGTAAAATATAATTATATAAATGATTTCTCTCAACCTAAAAAACAATACGTCTATTATATTCCAATCATTCACATAACTACACATGTTATTTGGTTGGTTTTTCTCGAAGAATCGATGCGTATCCATTAACCCCTCCAATAATCGTGGGTATATATTTTTCTCGCTTTTGATAAAAATCATTTTTTTTATCTTGTCTAGACTTTGTAAATTCAAGAATAGTATCTTCCTCTTTCTATTCGTTTCTTTAGTCTTGAACATATATGGAAAAGCACCGTCCACGCAACCATCATCATCTGTCGCCTTCCGCTCTATTAAATAAGGTACGTAGAGAGATTTAATAATATTATCGATTAATTCAGTTGTTGTTTTGTATCGTTTTTTTACGATTTGTTTTCCCTTTAACGTATCGAAATAGGTTAGATAAAAACGGTTGTTAACAACCAATAAATCTTCTTCGGTCATGACGCCGGCCATCTTTTTTTTAAAACGGGACAGTACCTTTTTAAAATCCTGATGTTTTCGCAAGCATTTATAGCAGTCACTACATAGCTGTATAGACATTTCCATTTTATTTAGTAAAAAACATACTCCCATTACTGCTCCTATGCTACATCCGGAGACCCTTTTTATTTTTATTTTCTCTCTCTGTTCCAATTCCTTTATATAAAGTAGACCTCCTAGCATATATATTCCATTAAATGCGCCTCCATCTAATACCAAATCCAGTTCTTCTGGTAAATGTTTATCTGGTATATTTTCAATCAGCGTATTTATAAATGTATTTAATGCCATTAGTTGAATAATATTGTTATTGTTACTTCATATTAAAAATTCCATATGTATACTTATTATATTACATATGGAAACGAACCGCCCTTCATGGCAAGAATATTTTAGACAGATTACTGAATATACAGCATCGCGTTCTCCTTGTATACGGTTAAAAGTCGGGTGCTTACTCGTAAATAACAACCGCATTATATCACAAGGTTATAACGGGTTTTTACCAGGTGCTCCACATCTATCAAAAATAGTGGACAATCATGAACAGGCTACGGTACACGCTGAACAAAATGCTATTACGGATTGTGCTAAACGTGGAGTTAGTAGTGATGGGTGCGATGCTTATATCACACATTATCCATGTGTCAACTGTATGAAAATATTATGTGCTGCTGGAATAAAAAACATCTTCTACATAAATGATTACAACAATGACCCACTTGTTGAATATTTCCAAACCGTGTCGAATATTCAACAAATTACTAAACTGTAACTTTTCACATGACAACCTGATGTAGGTATGTTGATACTGTAATATTTTGATAATTTAATATTTTAACACTTTGATAATAGGTTACTATATTTGCTGTAGAGAATTCAATACTCTAGAAATAATATAATATGAAACACCAAAAAACATACTATTCACGATATAGCCAGTTAGATTTGGATTTCCATCATTGTTAAATAGCGACGGTAATAATGACAATATCTTACTTCGCACTACTGGTAATTGAAATATAAAATATAACAAAGCGATTATTATTGGGATTTGAAACTCGTCATATAATATTTCGAGCGAATCGCGCGAATTCTGGTTTTTCATTCTTCTTGCCAATATTTCGTGTTCTGTATCCGTAGTTTCAATATAATCCTGTTGCTCTTGTTGTGGCACATAATTCGGCTTCACTTGCTCATCTGAAAAATGAACAGTATTGGTAGGGATATCGCGAGATGGTAAACTAGTTGCCCCGCTCGCGCTTGCTTGTTGTATACCTGTTATCATTTCATTCATTAATTTTTGTTCATTGATCGCCGATGGCTCATTCTTAGAAGTTACATCGCCTACGTTTGGATTGTAAATTGATGACTTTTCACTTGTTTGTAGCACTACATTTTGGCTACCTCCTCTTGAACTTGGATCACTAGGCAAATCTGCTAAACTGGTTGTATCATTCATATCTACTATATTACTAAGAATGATAGATGACAGTATTTACGCAAAATTCACTGTTTTCTTCCGCTGATCACATATTATTGTTTCCGTTTCGTATTTGAAACATTGATCACCGTATTTATATACCTTTTTCTTTATATCTTCTAAACTTGGAGCAATAAATTCTAAACAATTTCGCCCTACACAGCCTTTTCTAAACAATGTTGCTAGTCCTAGTCCTAATAATGTTGACATGATTATCTTTCCTGTTTCTGTGCGAAATAATTTATCAAACGCCATTATTATTACACCTATACATTAGTCATATATAATTATTTCATATATGACTACTATACAACATCATCTGACTTGCTCTATATCTATATCTGTAAGGGTATTTCCTCAGCGTCATTTGAACATTTCACTACCGTTTGCTTTAACTGAAAACAATTATCCGCTTTATCACTAAACTGAAATAAATGTTTATTGTCATTTGTTGAATACACTGTTATTTTGGTGGGGGCTGGACTCGTTATATATACACACAATATTCCTAATAAAAAACTCAGTATAAATACACGAAAATGTATTGGAAACATGGTTACTATTATATAACATTTGTATATATTAAAAAATTCGTCACTGCCATCATCCTCTCTTGCTAGATATGCTAAAAAATTAGTCACTATCATCGTCTCCAGATATATTGTTTACCATAGAATCTTTTGCTTTTACGCCTCCTCCTCCTATCTCAAAATATTCTACTTTTGGATTCTCAAATGGTTCTGAGAGATCTTGTATTGTAAACACCTTTCTTACTAACGTGTGTGTATTTGTTTCCGCATTATGTTCCATTGCCATATAACTGTATTTCAAATTACGCAATTCAGTTAATAATGGCATTAGTTCCGTCTCATACATGGTAACCATGTCCTTTATTAATTGTATACGACCGGTTTCGTTAAATTCCTCGATTGTTGATTGGATGGTTGCTATTTTATTATAAAACACTGTCATTTTCATATTCAGTTCAGGCTTGTTATTTAACTTCGAAACGATCTCGATAAAACGGGTTTTATATCCCACTACCGTTTCTAAATCATTGACCAACTCATTTTTTAATTTGGTAAATTTGCTCAAAGTCACGCTCTCTTGTTCGTAGCCAAATAGTAAATCCATCTTTATTTTTATTATTTCTTCTTTTATTTCATCTACTCCCGATTGAAATACGCCTATTAAATCTTCTAAATTGATAAACTTACCTCTGTTTATTTTGATGTTTAGAGGACACCTGTTTGCCTTATCGCCACACACGGCTGTTAAAATTCCGTTGTCATTGTTGAATATTGTCCCAACATTTCGCGCACAATTTATACACTTCATTTTAATTTTTCTATATTTATCACGCTTCTGTTTCATGTTTAATGTATTATCTTTCATGATGCTATTTTGCTGTGTTTGGAGCTTTTTGCTATATTCCTGTTTTAATTTATAATATTCATTTAATTTCTCATAAAACTCGTCCATATTAGCACCTTTATTGGCACCTTTATTATCACCTTTATTGGCACCTTTATTATCACCTTTCTTACCTCCTTCTTGTATCGTAAATGCTGTCGTTTTCTTTGCTTTTGTTCTCAATTTTGTTAAACTATATACACTTTTTTCTTCTTCCATACTCATATAGATTATGAAAATATTTTTCTATTATAAAACTGAACTTCTGGATTGTTTTGCCAACTAGATAAATCAGTTCCTAAATGGTTCACTTGGTTCTTTCGATAATCTTGCATAAATCGTAGTTTGTTCATTATATAGTGCTGTTGTTGTAACTTTTTTTCCTCTTGGAGTTTGAGATCATTTTTATGCTTATATTTAAAATATAGGGTTAATCCTACAATTAATGTAAATGCTATAAATAACCCTAAATTGTATAGAAAATTATTATATTTGTTCTTCAGTATATGACATTGCTCTAAAGACGAACTTAGGAAATATTTAACGCCTGGCTCAATTAAACGAGGGCGAATATTTTGAAGGGTGTCCATTAAATTATAATTTTATAATTTCAAAATAAATTATACCTATTTATTATATGGCTGCTGTAAATCCTTCAACATCAATTATAGTCTTTTTAATATTAACACTCATTTATTTCATATTTAAGTATTATACTAAATCTCCGTCCTCTATCAAAATATGGTCTATCAGTTATTTCTTGGTATTGATTGTTATTCAGTTCTTTATTAATTTAGGATTAACCAAAGATATATGTGGTTCTACACAGTATGCCACTGCCTTGACGACTACCTTATTGCCCTGGCTATTTATTTTTGGTTCCATCGCGGTTCTTCTCATGTTTTTCCCTGCTTGGCTAAGTCCTTTTTCTAATACAATCGGTTACATGTTTACTTACATTACCGGTATAAACGCCTTTTTTAAAAGTATTTTGAAAGATAGAGCAGCCCAAACAAACAGTCAGAATAAAAGCGACATGATTACGGCTATTAATAATGTCTATGAGGACAAATCGTTACTTATTAACTCTATGACTATGGCGAATTTACCTTTATGGTGGGAAAACATGAAAACGGGTGGATTGCTAAAATCTGGAGTTGGCGATGAACAACTCAATGAGTTGACCAATTTTGTTAAAATGAAAACTGAAATCGCACAATTCGTTTGGTACGCATTAGCAGGGATTTTAACCACGTCTGTCAGTTATAATGCCATCCTAAATTCTGGATGTACCAAATCTATCGCTGAAATGGAGAAAAAACATGAAGCGTATGTAGAACAAGAAAAACAAATCGCTGCTAAACAAACGGCCAATCAAAGTAAGCAAATGGTTTATAAATCATATGAATAAATACTTATCATTCAATATCATTCAATATATTCAATATCATTCAGTATCTTTATATTTACCTAAATTTAGGAATTGTGATATAATACAACACTATCATATAAGATAAAATACCCAATATTATGCTTACCAACCATATCGGGATGACTGTTTTTCTTTTACTACCTACTCCAAACTCTCTTATAGTTCCGTCATTGTTATACAAAAATCCGGGTTGTACATAATTCAATAATAAAAAAGACAATAAAAAAATAATGATTGAGAAACTATTTATATGTTTTCGTATAAATAGGTAATTCATTGATATATATATTTATAATAATAAATTCTCATTTATTTTACATCTTAGAACATTTAACATATTTTTTTGTTAGGATATATTATAATGAACTTTGCTCAAAATCAAGCCAAGCTTATGTCTGCGTTTTCCCCTTTCGGTGGTGAATACTGCGACTATTTTTATTACTTGTCCGTCATAAACTTCATGATCCTTCTTTACATTCTCCTTTCTGCTTTGTATGTATTTTTATTTGATAAGGAGAAAAAGACGGTGTTTCATATTTTATTAGTATTTTTACCAGCATTCGTCAGTTATTTCACAAATAGGTTGTTATACTCCATGTGTGTCGGATCCACGCAAAAATAAACATTGTAAATTCATACTCACCGTTCGAAATCTTCAATAGTGTAAATATCCCAATAGGTATAACTTTATTTGTGTGTATGTTGTCAAAATAAATATATTTTCATCATTATGTAAACATATTTATTCAACACAAGTATTTTTTCTTCTCTTCACTATCCAAGTATACGGTTTTACTGATTGACCTGACAATCTTTCCTGTCTCCTTTTCATCATATTCTATGTCCGTCATAATATTACAAACCAGGTTTGTGAATTTTATTTGTTTCGTCTCCTCTGTCGCCCATCCATCATTCGCTTCTTTCCATTTACTAATCAATGTTCTTTTCTTTCTTATTAGATTTGTTATACCTGCTACTACCTTCAACAATTCTGTATCTTTTTCCCATATATTCTTCTCCTTCACGTAAAGGGTTTTCCGGGTAGCATCCGTACAATGTATTGGTCTTTCTAGGATATCTAGCTTACTTAGGCCATTCGTTATCATAGTTGTAATTGTTTTGGTTAGGCCATTTTCAATGGTGCTATCATATGTTGCTGCTGTTATAGGTAATGATTCAATAAAATCTGTCAAATTCATGGCATTCTTACAGTGCTCATTTAAAAACATTTGAATATTAAACTGGTTATTAGTAGTATTATTACTGTTTGTATTATGTGAATTGTTTCCCATTTGTGGCATCATTTCCATCATCTTTTCCATTACCTCTTGGTTCTTCAAGAGCATCTTTATCAACAGTTCTTTGTCTAGATGGAATTCATTTTTTTCAACGGGTGTAGACAATGTAGTCGGTGTTGGATTTACAGGTTGACTACATTTGTTTTTATGTTTCCATAGTCCTGAATTTGTTCTAAATATTTTACCACATAGACATTCGAACATAGTGGTATTACCATTTCCTTCATTTCCAACCGTTTCCATATTATGTTTTCTAGTAGACAAGTGCTTATCATAATCATAATATCTACTACATTTATAGTCACATTTTTTACAATAATATTTCAGTGCGACTTTTTGCGATTTTATTGTTTCCAATATTTCCATACTCGTATATTATGGAAATATAAAAATCGTCTAAACTCATTCCAGATTAAAAAACCAGTTTTTTCGAAAAAACTATCGTAACAATAAAATATATTTCAAAATGAAAATGAGAGCATTATGCTCTAAAACGCATTTTCACGCTTTTTCCAATCCTATTTTCAAAAATAAAAAAAACACACAAAAATACTG